ATAAGATCAGCCGTGTAAACGCAATCTCAGACCTGTTTGCCTCTGGCATGGTGTGGTGTCCTGAGACCCGCTGGGCGGAAGAAGTCATGGATGAATTGGCTTCATTCCCCAATGGCGACCATGATGACCTAGTTGACTCAAGCAGTCAGGCTTTGATGAGGTTTCGACAAGGCGGCTTTATCACCATCGACACCGATGAGCCTGATGAGCCTCTCAACAACCGCAGAAAAGTACCGTATTACTAAGGAACATTATGAGCATCGATAAAGCAGTCAACCAAGCGCCCATGGGTTTAAACGACCTCATGGAGCCAGCGGAAGGGGCGGTAGAAATTGAAATTATCAACGCCGATGGCTTAACCATCGGCGTTGATGGCGTGGCTATCGACTTAATGCCAGAGGAGGAGGACGAAGGCTTCGATGACAACCTCGCAGAACACCTCGACAAAGGTGAGTTACAGAAGATCGCCACCGACCTGCTGGAGTTAGTGGACGCTGACATTACAAGCCGCAAGGATTGGACGGAAATGTATGTCAAAGGTCTTGAAGTTTTGGGGATGAAGTATGAAGAAAGAACCGAACCTTGGAACGGTGCATGCGGTGTTTTTTCCACCGTACTCACCGAAGCGGCAGTCAGGTTTCAAAGTGAGACTATTATCGAAACTTTTCCAGCACAAGGCCCCGTTAAAACGCAAATTATCGGCGCAATTGATAAGCTTAAAGAGGAGGCAGCTGAGCGTGTTAAAGAGGATATGAACTACAAGCTCACGGAAGGTATGCCTGAATACCGCCCTGAGCATGAGCGTATGTTGTATTCCTTGGGGCTCGCCGGCGCAGCCTTCAAGAAGGTCTACTACGATCCCGGTCTGGGACGTCAGGCATCCATCTTCCTCCCCGCAGAGGACGTGATTATCCCCTACGGAGCGTCCAGTGCCATGACCTCCGAGCGTGTTACGCACATCATGCGTAAGACTAAGAACGACATCAAGAAGCTGCAAGTGTCAGGGTTCTACCTTGACATCGACCTTGGCGAACCCCTGTCCTTCTACACCGACGTAGAAAAGAAAAAGGCTGAGGACCAAGGCTACACCGTCAGCGACGACGGACGCTACCAAATCCTTGAGATTCATGTTGACTACGACCTGCCCGGCTATGAGGACGAGGACGGCATCGCCCTTCCTTACGTCATTACATTAGAGCGCGGCACAAACAACATTCTTGCTATCCGCCGTAATTGGTTGGAAACCGATGAGAAGCGTTTAAAGCGTCAACATTTTGTCCAATACACCTACGTGCCCGGCTTTGGCGCTTATGGTTTAGGTCTCATTCACCTCATCGGTGGATATGCTCGCGCAGGTACATCATTAATCCGCCAATTGGTGGACGCAGGTACATTGAGCAACTTGCCCGGCGGTTTGAAAACACGCGGCATGCGCATCAAAGGTGATGACACACCAATCCAGCCCGGTGAATTCCGTGACGTAGATGTCCCAATGGGCACCGTCAAGGACAACATCATGACGCTGCCTTACAAGGAGCCCTCACAGGTTCTGGCAGCTCTGTTGGAAAGGATTACAGAGGAAGGCCGACGCCTTGGCTCTATTGCTGACATGAACATCAGCGATATGTCCGCTAACGCCCCCGTCGGTACGACTTTAGCATTGCTTGAGCGTCAGCTGAAGACAATGTCTGCGGTGCAGGCGCGTGTCCACTACTCCATGAAGCAGGAGTTTAAACTGCTCAAGGACATCATCCGTGACTACACCCCCGGTGAGTACGAGTATGACCCATCTTCAGGCGAGCCACAGGCTAAACGCGCTGACTACGACATGGTGGATGTTATCCCCGTTTCCGACCCTAACTCTGCAACGATGGCTCAGCGCATCATGCAGTATCAGGCCGTCATCCAGTTGGCCCAAGGTGCTCCACAAATCTATGACCTGCCGCAGTTGCACCGTCAAATGATTGAAGTGTTGGGCATTAAGAACGCCGACAAACTTGTGCCGATTGAGGACGACCAAACGCCCCGCGATCCTATTTCGGAGAACATGGCATTCCTCACAGGCAAGCCCACAAAGGCGTTTATTTTCCAAGATCACGACGCACACATTGCTGTCCACACATCCATGATGCAGGACCCCATGGTGATGGGTCAAATGGGACAAAACCCCATGGCTCAGCAGATGCAAGCGGCCATCATGGCCCACGTCGCAGAGCACATTGCCTTCCAGTACCGCTCTAAGATTGAGCAACAGCTCGGAGCCACCCTGCCCCAGCCAAACGCAAACATCGATCCTCAAATCGAAGTGCAGTTGTCAAAGTTGGTCGCTCAGGCAGCAGCCCAGTTGCTCCAAGTCAACAAGTCTCAGGCCGCTCAACAGCAAGCCCAGCAAGCGCAGCAGGACCCTATCGTCCAAATGCAGCAGCAAGAGCTTGCCCTCAAGGCGCAGGAAGTGCAGACCAAAGCCCAGAAGGTCCAAGGAGACTTGGCTATCAAGCAGGCAGAGCTTCAGCTCAAGATGCAACAGGCCGCAGGTCAACAAGGGGAAGACCCATTCCTCGCAGCCCAGCGTGTCCAGCAAGAAATCGCTCAAGCAGAGCAATTGCATCAAGCCGAGTTGGCCCGTAAGGAGCAACAGCACGCGCAGGACTTAACGCATAACCAGCAAACACAAGACCTGTTGGCAAAGCAAAAGATGCTGCAAATGTTGCTAAGTGCTTCGCAGCAAAAGCCTAAGAAGGAAGATTAATGCGACATCAAGTCCTTGAAATTTTACATACGAAGCTTGCTGAGCAAATTCAGCAAGTTCGACAAGCCGTGAGTGATGGTGGTGCCAAATCCTACGATCACTATAAGGAGCTGTGCGGAAATATCCGAGGTCTACAGACCGCGCAGTTAGAAATTGAAGACCTCGTGCGTAAACTTAAGGACTCAGACGATGACTAATTTTGATGTTAGTGCGGTTGATCTCAGCGGTGTGCTTAATACCACTGCTGAAGAGAAAGCCAAACAACTTCCAGACCCGGCGACGTACCACTTGCTGTGTATGTTGCCCAAGGCCGAGGAAGAATTTAGTGAAACCGGCATTTTGAAGTCGGCGACCGCTATGCATTACGAGGAGCTACTCTCCCCGGTACTATTCGTGGCCAAAATAGGCCCCGATGCGTTTAAAGACGAAAAGCGTTTCCCTTCAGGCCCAGCCTGTAAGGTCGGCGACTTTGTGTTAGTACGTCCTAACACAGGAACCCGCATGAAGATTCATGGTACTGAGTGGAGACTCATTGCCGATGACTCTGTTCAAGCTGTTGTGCAAGACCCACGTGGTATCCAACGCCCTAATTAAGGAGGTTCTATGGCTGAATTTGAGAAAGTAGAGTTCGAATTTCCGGACGAAAAGGAAGAAAAGAATGCCAAGGCGGCAGCGCCTGAAGCTTCAGAATCCGATGAAAAGCCCGAAATTGAGGTGGTAAGCGACGTTCCTGAAGATGATCGCAACCGTGAACCCCTTGGTTTTGACCCCGAAGACCCTACCGACGAGGAGCTGGCGAGCTACACAGAGAGCGCCCGCCACCGTTTAAAGCTCTTTACCAAAGGTTTTCACGACCAACGCAGAGCCAAAGAGGCTGCGCAGCGTGAAAAGGACGAGGCTTTACGCATTGCCCAAGCAATCGCAGAAGAAAACAAGCGTTTAAAGGGTTCTTTAAGCCAAGGCCAAAATGCCTTGCTTGAACAGGCCAAACGCAGCGTTAATGCTGAGATTGAAGAGGCTAAAAGGCTGTACAAAGAGGCTTACGAAGCCGGCGACACGGATAAGTTGTTGGAGGCGCAGGAAGCGCTCACTAACGCCAAAATCCGCGCTGATAAAGTAAATAATTTTAAACCAGCCCCTTTACAGGAGCCAGAAACTCCTGTACAAATCGCATCACAACCTCAACAGGTTGCGCCCGTTGACGAAAAACTGCTTGCATGGCAAGACCGAAATCAGTGGTTTGGAAGCAACAAACGCATGACCTCATACGCTCTCGGGCTGCATGAGGAACTTGTAGAGGGTGGTATCCGTGTAGGCAGTGACGAATACTACAAACGTATCGACGCTGACTTACGCGATAGGTTTCCGGACCAATTTGGAGCCCGGGAGCCCGTTGATGCAAAACCTCAACGTACCAAATCCAATGTTGTTTCACCGGCAACTAGAAGTACTGCACCTAAAAAAATCGTACTGACAGATACGCAAGTGAATATCGCCAAGCGGTTGGGAGTTCCGTTGGAACTGTACGCCCGTAAGGTTGCAGAAGAAATGAGGAAATGAAAATGGAAAAAACATCACGACCTAGCCGTGCTCTTGAAACCCGCGAAGCTGCGGAGCGCCCAAAACAATGGATGCCTCCACAACTTTTGCCTGACCCAACTCCGGAGGAGGGTTATGCATTCCGTTGGATTCGAATTGCGTCACAAGGTAAGGATGACCCCACTAACGTTTCCGGAAAACTTCGCGAGGGCTGGGAACCTGTTAAGGCTTCCGACCACCCTGAGATTCGTTTGTTTGGACAGTCCGCAGGGAACTTTCCAGACAGCATTCAAGTGGGCGGTTTGATGCTTTGCAAAACACCTGTGGAGTTTACTGTGCAGCGTGATGCGTACTATCAGCAACAGGCTGAAGCGCAAATGCAGTCGGTAGATAACACTTACATGCGTGAAAATAATCCTAAGATGCCTCTCTTCCAAGAGAAAAGCACTCGGGTTAGTTTCGGTAAAGGTATTTAACTTTTTTAGGAGGCTTCAATGCCATATCCAACCGTCTCGGCCCCATACGGCCTACAACCGGTCAATCTGATCGGTGGACAGGTTTTTGCTGGTTCTACCCGCGAAATTCCTATCCAGTATGGTTACAACACCAATATTTTCTTTGGTGATTTCGTCAACATTACCCGTGGTTTGGCAACTCGCCTCGCCGTTACCGATGGTGGCTCTGCTACTACCGGTGCAGTCGGCTATGGTCAAGCTGGCATTTTCATGGGTTGCTCATTCACTAACCCTGTGACTAAGCAAAAGACCTTCAGCCAATTCTGGCCCGCAGGTACTTTGGCTGGTGACGCAGTGGCTATCGTGACTGATGATCCTGACACAGTGTTTAAAGCTGCTGTTGTTACATCTCAAGGTGGTACCACAATCGGTTCTGTTGCCCGCTCTATGGTTGGCTTGAACATGACTGTGTCTAACTTGGCTGGTAACGTTAACACTGGTAACTCTTTAAACGGTATCTTGGCTAGCTCTGCTGCCACTACCGCTGCGTTGCCCGTGCGTGTGGTTGGTGTTGTTCCTGATACAGCTTCCGTTCTCGGAACTGCTACATGGTCCAGCGGTACAACTACATTGACATTGACAAACTCTACTTTCAGCGCTTTGCCTGTTGGTACAGACGTGTCAATCATTGCAGCTAACGGCCAGACTATTCTGCCGGGCAACTGGGTTTCGACCGCAGCTGCTGCCAATGCCACTTCCGTGGTTGTCAATCAACAGTACGCTACAGCTAACGCTGGTGGTGCTGCTATGTCATTGACAGCTATTCCTGCAAACTCAACAGTGGTGTTTACACAGTTCTCTGAAGTTTTGGTGAAAATCAACTTCGGCGTCCATTCGTATTACAACGCCACCGGTGCTCAGTCTAGCGCTGCTTAAGGAGTAATTTAAAATGGCTATTTCACGCGCACAACTACTTAAAGAACTCCTCCCCGGC